GGGGGGGGTATTGGCCAGACCCTACAACCTTGCCCTCTTAGCTTTAGCTCTTGGGCCCCCCAACCTCTTTCCAGCCACAGTAAGGGGGCGGCCTGATCCGGCCAGCCTATTCCGGCCGTAGCTTAACCCACGGTCTTTTTAGGCCGGGCCCGGCTTCTTCCCAGCCTTGCGAAGTTTCAAGCTATGCGGGGTGGGGGAGCCTGTTGGGGCCCAACCTGATCCGGTATCGACTTGTGGGACCACACCCCAGCCTCAGTCCGAGGCAGCCTAGCCCCCGGCACCGGGGGGAGGGGTAAAGCCTTCCTGGGCTGGTCCAAAGCTGACGGTAGGCAAAGTCTGCCGGTCAGAGCCTGACCTTTGGGAGAAATGGGTGTTAAAGTTGATTTGGACGTTAGAGCCACCCTTTAGGAGTTCTTCCAAGCCTGATGCTTTGTCGTCCTTGGTCATCCCATTCGCCAGTTTTAGCACCTGTTCAATAGCCCAATCCTTGCGCGCCCTTATAGCCACGTTCTCCAATGGCTTCCCTTCCACCTCTTTTTGGTCTAAAGCCTTGTTTAACTCGTCCATTGCCTTAACCAATAGGCCCTTTTTACCTATCTTCCCGCCCTTAAACGCGGTCAAGGCTTCCAGGACAATCTGCCGGGCTGCAGCCTTAATCACTCCCTGATTCTTGAATCCTGGTCTATTTCCTACTAAAATGGTAGGTTTACTTTCATTCGGTTGTAAGGCTAAATCTTCCATAGTCTTATGGTAGCATAATCCACCCGAATATGTCAAGGGTAAGAGAATGGTTAACATACTGAATTGGTAGGTTAATGGAATGGAGTGGCTCCAATCGTTTCCCCTCAAGAAATCCCAATCTTACCCAAAGGGTGTAACTCAAACGAAAAGGGAAGCGCGCGGCGCGCATGTTGAGATCACACTGTAAAGAATTACCTTTCAATGTCGGAAAATTATACACACTTAAGTCTTTGATTAATATGCACTTAGGTTTTATTTGAGTATTTAGTGTAAGAAATCCTGACACTGTTAGGATCCTGATTGGCTTAAACGCACTAATATTAGTAGTTATACAATGGCATGGCCCTTGCGTATATAAGAGAGTATGAAAAACAAGATAGCAATCCTAGAAGTAAAGACCGGTGCCCTTGTGAAGACGGTCGGCAGCATGCGCGCCGCCTACAACTATTGCATGAAACAAGAGCATCCGTATAACTTCACTTGGAAGGAGATTGTATAATGCAAAAACCCCTGGATTCCAAGTCAGTCGCTATCGCAATTGCCATCATGCAAGCAATGAACAAGGGGACAAAATGAGCTGGTTATTTTCCCAATCCGTTCTTGGGGATGCCAGGATAGGCGGAGAACAATCTATGAAAGCGCAAGAATTGAATGACTTGATCCGCGAACATCTCCGCCCCACCTTTGCCGTTTATCAGGGTCGGACTCATAAGATAATCGGAGCTTATGACAATGGCTTATCCGATGGATACATTATCCAGGGATTTGGCGGGCAGGCTTTCAGGGTAGAAAAATCCTTAGTGGAGGTTTACTAATATGCGCACCAATGACTTTCGCGACCGCTTAGGATCTCTCAAGTTCGCCTTGGCTTCCCTCAAGGAACGGGCGGATCTTCACTTCGAGCGGTTTTCTACTCCCTCGGAATTGGATGAACAGCAAATAACCTTGCTGGAGATAGAGATCAACCGCTTGGAAAAGCGCTTCGCAAAGATTGGAGTGTAGGACATGGCCAGGGTAATAGATGAATTGCAAGTTTGTGGCGATTGTCTTATGATAATTGCTAATGACGACGAAACTGGGATCGAAAGTGAAGCGGATATTAAAAGGATCCGGAATGCCATAAATGCACGCTCCGGTTATCTTTACTTAGGGAACGAGGAAAAGAACGGCGGTTTTTCTTGGAGATCTTGTGAATGCTGCAATAACGGATTAGGCGGGGAACGATATCACGTTGTAGAATTAGGGGATTAAGCCATGATTAAGATCAAATCCAAGGCCCTGACCAAATACGAAAAGCGCTTTGTGAAAGAAGAACTGCAAACCATACAGGAGATCAACTAATGAAAACTATAGAACAATTAATAGCTATTTTAGGAGGAAAACCGGAAGAATGGGAGCGCCATACTAAAGGCGACGGCTGGAAAAAGAAAACAGCCCTTGTCGATGCCGAAGCTTATTTAGGGCCGGATGCAATTGTGTCCGGGAACGCTCAGGTGTACGGGAACGCTCGGGTGTTCGGGGACGCTCGGGTGTCCGGGGACGCTTGGGTGTACGGGGATGCTCAGGTGTTCGGGGATGCTCGGATTTCCGGGAACGCTTTGGTGTCCGGGAACGCTCAGGTGTCCGGGAACGCTCAGGTGTACGGGAACGCTTGGGTGTTCGGGAACGCTCGGGTGTCCGGGGACGCTCGGGTGTCCGGGGACGCTTGGGTGTACGGGGATGCTCAGGTGTACGGGCATGCTCTGATTTCCGGGAATGCTCTGATTTACGGGGATGATTGGAAAAAAACGCCGCTATACATCCAAGGATCAAAACATGCTTGTTACTGGGCTAAGAAAGGATTCCTGGGGATAGGGTGCCGAGTTTTCCCCATTACGGAATGGATGGAGAGATACAAGGAGATCGGGAAAGATTCAGGGTATACGGAAGAAGAAATTTCCGAGTATTTTGAATACATTAAACTTTTCAGCAAACAAAATGAGGTAAGAAAATGAAAAACGAAAACAAAAAACCCTGCACAGTCAAAGTGGGAAACGGTTTCAAGGCTGCCAGAATCATAGAAGAAAACGGGGCGGTAACCCAAGTAGAATTTGCGGCCGACAAGCGGATCGCCGTAGTTCCCACCCGCCGGATCCGGAAGTAACCCGCATGTTTCACGGAATGGAAAACAGAAATCTTTCGCGCAAGGATCGGATCTCCTTGCTATCCCGCTCCCAGGTGATGTATATAAACGGGGCAAGCGAAGCGGAGATCCAGGAATTCGCGCAGGCTTTTAGCGCTCCGCGCGTTCAATCCTTCCCGATCGTAGGACCGGAGTTTTCCCAATTAATGGGGGCTTTGGGTTACCTTTCGGTTTTGATCCTACTCTCTTTCCATTTGGCGGGCCTGTAATGTTTGCCCAATGTTGGATGGACGAATGTTTGGATCGGTTTTATTGGTTCGATTGCGACCAATGGAACGCGAATTGCTACGATTTGGCATAACAAAGGGGAACGCCATGGCATACAAGAGAAAAACGGTTGATTGCTGGGATATACAGGCGGATTATGGTTTCGGTGATGGATTTGAAACCGTTTGTTCCGCTTCCTCCTGGAAGGAAGCTAAGGCGGATATAAAGGATCATCGGGATAACGAGCCCGGGATCCCATTCCGCCTGAAGAAATACCGGGAAAAAATAGTTTAATATTCCAGTTGACAAAGTACTAATATTAGTGTAGATTAGATATAACAAAGGAGTAAATACCATGGCACGCGAAAAGAAAGTATTCAACGGGAAACACGAAACAGCCCATGCATGGGCGCAACAATCCCAGAACGAGGGAAGGGAAGGCGCGCGCGTCCTGCGGATCTTCTTTGAAGGGCCTACCATTTACAGTTACGGACGCAATTTCCCGATAGCTACCTTTCACCAGAAGAAAGGCGCGGCCCGGGTAGTCCTTTTCACCCTGCGCAGCTACAGTAACACCACTTCGGCCCATATCCAAGCGGCCCAGGGCGCAATTACCGGGGAGACGGTAATCTATTGCTACAACCCGGAAGAGGCGGCGCGCGGCATGCATCGTTCCAATATGGAAAGATGGGAATCCGTAGCGCGTGCGGCAGCCCTTAACCTCCCGGAATGCCGGAAGCCGGAAAGGCATCTAGCGGTAATCTCCAATGCGCGTAGGGAAATGGAGCGTTACGCGGCATACTTCAAATGCGGAGTAAAAAAATACAAATTCCGATATATCTATGTCGAATCTAAGGACGGCGGAACCAAGGCGACGGAAGCGGAGATCAAAGCCAAGGCGAAAGCGGAGAAAGAACGCGCCGCGCGCGTAGCCTCCGCCCTGGCCACGCAAATAAAGCTGTTCCGCAGCTTTGAACAGGAAACGGTTGATGCCGATCATACCTTTACTTATCTGCGCGACGATTTGATTGGCGGATTTATCCAAACCTCCAAAGGGGTTCGTATCCCCATGCCGGAAGCGCTTAAGGCATGGGCGCAACTGAAAGAGATCCAGGCGGATCCGAATCATCGTACCTACGACATTGGCGGGAAGCCTTTCCAGATATTCGGGCACTCGTTGCGCGCCGCGAGCAATACGGAATTTACCGTAGGTTGCCACAGGATCACGTTCTCGGAATTGGACGACGTAGCCAAAGGTGCCGGATTCATTTGCGAACCTTACACCATGAAAGAAGAGGCATAAAATGAAATTCAAATACATAGGCGTCCCAGTCGTCGTCTTAGGGTACTTTGGGAAAAGGTTTTGATCCGCCAAAGATACGGAGGAAATCCATATTGGGTTTCTATGGAGTATATCAAATGAGAACGGCGGACACGTATTATACCCTTCCCTCCAATCTACCGGGTGATCCAGAAGTGATCCTAATGGTCAACTGGGGGATCGAATTCGAGGCGGATGAAACCGGAACTCCGGATCGGTCCATCTGGATAAAAGCCACTCCCTTAGCTGTCCAGGTTACCATAGGCGGGGAACCTTTCGGGGAAACCAAGGTACGCGCCAAGCCTGCGGACGGGCTGCGCGATTGGCTGCGCGCTCGCGCCTCGGATCTCACTTTCGAGGCCATAGGCTACACGGAAGACGAAGCGAAGCGGGAATATTCCGATGAAGAGGCGGCGCTTGATGAAGAATCCAAGCAGATAGGGAGGCCGGTATGATTTTCTGGACTACGGAACGAGTAAAGAAAGTCACCAGGAGGATCGCAAGAGGGGAATCAGTAACCTACAAATACAAGATTGTAGTGTGGTGGTTTCTTTTCATCCCTTACTTCCGGGATGAATCGATCATGGAGCATAACTTATGAGCAAGGATTTTTATGACTTTCTTGAATTCCTTGTATTTGTCTATGTCGTCATGGTGATATTTCTTGTCATCCGGGTCCGCAAATGAAACACTTTGAGTATGCCATGGACATGGGAGGCCAGGCCCCATCTTGGATCATCTGCACAGACATAGGCGGACGCACCTTCCTGCGCGGAATTGTGGACAGGCAAACGGAAGCTAAGGTGATATGGACTGCTGACCTATCGTACGCCAAGCAATTTACCACACTGGGAGAACTGGCGGAGGCTTTCGCTGTTATCCCAGAATCGTTCGAGGCATACGAAGAAAGGCCGGATTTCATCGACCGTCACACGCTCTAATTATTTTTTAAAAAGAACTTGCATTAGTACAGTAAAGACAGTATATTAAAACCAAGCAAGCCTTAGCGGCTCAACAGGAGATCAAAATGGAACCGAATGAAGTTTACAACGAAGGTGCGCAGAACCCCCAGGAAACCCCCAAGCGCCCGGCCTTGCATAAGGAATGCCAAAGGTATCTAGATTCCATCCCAGAAATGGTAAAAACCGTCAAGGCTAATTCCAAGCGGTTCGAATTCCTGGACAAGTTGAAAGAGGAATTCCAGGACTGCTATTCCTACTCCAGCGCCTACGCTCCTTGCGTGCAATGGGAAATCACGTTCCAGTTTGAGACTTTCGCGCAGGCCAAGCGCGTACTCAAGCGCATGGCGGAAGCCGGTATCAAACGCGACGGAAAGGTGATCCAGTCGGCGGAATACGGGTTCATGGTTTGGATGTTCAAGGATTGGAAGATCACCGGGAATTTCAAATCCGAAAAGGAAAACGCCTGCCGGTACGTAAAAACCGGGACCAAGATGGTAGAGCAGCCAATTTACGAACTGAAATGCTCGGAAGCCTTCGATCCTCAATTCAAGCCCGCCGTTGTGGAAACGGACGAAGATGGACTGCCGTTCTAATGAAGCCCCCTAAGCATCTGCTATGCGGGGCAGTATGGGTCTTGCGTCTTTGGAAAAATATCTCCCAGGCCGAGGACTCCGGCTGCCTCGAATGGCAAAAGTCCCTGGACACCTACGGCTACGGACAGATTAAGGTGTACGGGAGAAAGCAAAAGGCGCACGTCATGGCTTGGATCTCCGTCAATGGCGACTACAGGAACGGACTTTCTTTACTCCATTCATGCGACAATCGTAGGTGCTGCAACCCAGACCATTTGAAGCTAGGCACTCCAACTCAAAACCATCAGGAAATGGTGACGCGCGGCCGGGCTTGGTATCAGAAAAGGAGTAAGGCGCTATGTTCCAACTGACCAATTACAACGTCCGACGCCGGTATCTCGAAGAGAAATACCGCGCGCAGATCATGGAAGGAACCCCGTTCACTTACAAGGCCATGGCGGCCATGTTTGAGACGGATGAACGAACAATCTACACTTGGATTACCAAGGTAGAGAAACTTCAGCACCTACCGGCCAATTCGGCCAAACAGACAAAGTTATCGGCCTGGATCAACGATGGCACTTTGAAAGTAGGAAAAAAATGAAACAGCTCTACAAAAACCGACTCCTGAAACTCGCGGATCATATCGTAGACAGGACCAAGAGAGGTCACAAGAAATTCGATTTCTCCACCGTTACGGATTCGATTTCCAACACTTGCGGAACTGCCGGTTGCGCCATGGGAGAATGCCCCATAGCTTTCCCGAAAAGTTTCAAGTTCGTTACCGGAGGATTGGTCCGGCTTAAGAGGAATTCAAACCAATGGCTCGAAAAAGACATAGCCCAGTTTTTCGGGCTTTCTGGATCGCAAGTCAATCACTTGTTCTATCCCGGCCTGCAACAAACCACCCTATACGGCGGAAAGCCTCTCAATATGGCCTCCAAGGCTGCCCAGGTTCGCAAAAACATCCTGGCCTTCCTGGAAAAGATATGAACGAGCGCGAAGAGATGGAAGCCGACAAGAAAGACAAGGCCGCGAAGCGCGCGGAGGCCCTTTCCGAAGCCCTGCGCCTCCTTCCTATCGCGGAGAGCTGGGGAGTGTTCGCCGTGATGCCGGACGGAAGCCCCGCTATCATGGTGTCCTGTCCACGGTATGCCGACGCAATTTGCATCGCGCAGATTGGCGGCCAAGCCATGAAAAAGCATATCGGAATGTTCCACGAAACACCGAATCAGGAGATCTAGCTGTGCCACTTAAATCGGGAACTATTTGCAGCAAACATGATGATATTTTGGATTATGCGGAAAAAATTATTGACTTAGCCGCAAAAGCGAAGGATGATGGTCAGAGAATGGAAAATGCCTTGGATGAATACAAAAAGACAATTTCCGAGTTGGAAAAAGAAAATGAAGAATTGAAGGAAGAAAACAAAAAACTATTTGAAGAAATAAGGTATCTCAATGCCGCTAACTAACAAGCTCAATCTGCCGAAACCCATAGTAGAGGCCGTCAAGAAAGAGACCTACGACCCGGGAACAGGCGACTTCAGCGCTACGGGCCTAATAGCCCCGCCCAAGATCAAGGTTTTGGAAGCGCGCCACAAGGAAGAAATCTGGGAGGACGTGGCCGATAAGCTCTATTCCCTGTATGGCCAAACCATGCACTTGATCCTGGAACGATCTGGGATGAAGCTCACGGATTACATGGTGGAAAAGCGTCACTATGCCAAGTATGGCCGCTGGAACGTCTCCGCGCAGCTCGATTGCATGTTTCTCGGGGATGGCGTGCTGTCGGACTATAAGTTCACCACAGCCTACAGCGCCCAGACCAATATGGAAGGCAAGGCCGAGATCAAGAGTGAATGGTATGCTCAGCTCAACATCCAAGCTGACATTCTTCGCCGGAATCCACAGCTCGGCCTGCCGCCGATCCAGAAGCTCCAGATCGTGGCACTGCTCCGCGATTGGCAGCCTTCCAAGGCCGCCCAGGACGAGCGCTACCCGCAGTCCCAGATCGTCGTCATCCCAATCCCGATGGCCCATCCGGATAACGTGGAAAAATACATCCTGCATCGCTGCGGACTTCACCAAACGGCCAAGGATCAGCCTGTGGACGACTTAATCCCGGAATGCACGAAGGAAGAACGTTGGGAGGACGAAACCAAGTTCGCGGCCATGAAGATCGGCGGCAAGCGCGCCACGAAGGTTTTCGACAGCCTTCCAGATGTCGAGAGTTGGATTGCCTCCCAGAAGGACGGTCCGAGTTTTCAGATCGATACCCGGCCAGGATTCGCCCGGCGCTGCATGGGCATGGCAAATAAGGTTTATTGTCCTGCCAGAAATTTTTGTCATCACTACAAGGGTTTGGTTGCCAATCTCCAGGCCCAGGAAGCGCAGGCCGCAAATGGATAACGGTTTCGATTCCTGGTGGAGGATTGTTGGACAAATGATGTTCTACAAAACATCCAGTTCCGCAAAGGATGTTTCGGAGGCGGCTTTCCAATATGGAAAAATAAATGGAAAAAAAGAAAAGTTTCCATTGGCTCCGGAATGGGAGAAGTATTTTTGGACGCTTCATTCCGCCGCCTTGGCATACGGAATACTAACGGATGATGAAGCGGGCACTATGAAGTGCCGCGATCTTCTGGACAGGCTGAAGGCCGCCGCATTCCAATACCGCGAAGCCCATGACAAAGCAAACGGGACCGAACAAAGCATTCTCTGGCAAGATACTGCCGGAAATCAGGTTTGGGGTTATATTAATAACGGCAACAAGATCATCACCGGGGTCAGAAAGATAAATTACTGATATGCTAGACTACTCCGATCTGAAGCCTTTCGGGTTTATCCCGGGAGAGTACGAAGTGGTTTGCCAGGACTGCGGCCAAAAGTGGGCCCTGATGGCGTCCATATCCATTCGCTGCAAGCGTTGTGCTAGAAACGCTCTGAAGAAAGCGAGCGAAGGACCGGACGGACCAGACTCAAATGAGAATAGCTAGGTGAACTTTATAACAGTCGTAAGTTTTGATGTAGAAACTACAGGACTTTCTCCGGAAACGGAAGAAATTCTGGAAATAGCTGCGGTGAAATTCACCTTTAACCAGGAAGGCGGGACTATCGATCTCGGGGCTTTTACAAGCCTAGTGAAGCCGACCAAGAAAATACCGCGATTCATCACGGAGATTAATAACATCTCCGACGACATGGTGAAGGATGCTCCGGAGCTTTCCGTAGTCCTGCCGAAGTTCTTTCGGTTCTGCGGTATTAATTCCATAATGGTCGCTCACAATGCTAGCTTCGACGCCGCTTTCATCGGAAAGGCTATACGCAAGTGCAGGATGCCAATGCCGCTCAACCCGGTATTTGACTCCCTGAAGATGATCCGGAAGATCATGCCGGAGTTCCGTTCCCACAAGCTGAAGGAAATCGCGAAAAGCCTTACCGGGCAGACGGCGCTGGAGCTGGACAGTTCTAAGCTGCATCGCGCCGAGTACGATTGCATTGTTCTGCGCGAGGTTTTTTGCGCCTGCCTGAAGAAGCGAATGCAGCACAAGGATCTAGCCCAGGATACCGCCGTGAAGGCTCTGACAAAAATACACGGAAAGCCTATTGCTTTCATAGACCTTTCTTAGTAGATTGGAATAAGATGAGAGTCATAACCTATGAAATAATTTATGCCGAAACACCGGATCAGCTTTCGTGCTTTATAAAGAAGATTATTGATGATCCAAAAAATTATTCCGTTCAACTTTACGGCAGTCCATTTACCTACAATGGTCCATGCGGATTTCGCATCTGCCAAGCCATAGTGGAATATGGATAATATGGAAGACAAAGAAGCCGTCAAGATGATCATGGAAAAGTTCCAAGGAAGATTTGTGGATCCGAACTCTGAAGGAGTATCCGACGCTGACAAGCCCACTCCGGCCCAGCGCCGCCGGATGGGGAACGAGGATAAAGACGTTCCTCTTGTGAAAATGTTCAAGTGCCAGGGGGACAACCCCGGATGCGGCCTGTCGAAGCCTGCAAACGAGTTCTACAAAGAATTCAATACCCTGTGCAGCGAATGCTCACTGAAGCTGGTAAGGAAGCATGGAACGGACCTTTACTGGGTTCCTCTGATCATCAATTGCTATGAGGTAGCGCGCGGGATACGAACCGAATGCGAGCGCTTGGCCACGCCGGAGGCGCGTGAGGCCGCCTGGAGCAAGCTGGTGGTCAACCATGAAATCGACATAGGCCGGAATCATTTTGTCAAGTCCATGATCGAAGGGACGAAGCGAGCCCCAAACGAAAACGAATGGGTTACGAATTTGTATTCCCGCTTCCGGACCTGGATGCTGAAATACTACGGAATCGAAAATACCACAAACCAAAAGGCAGATCGGCAATAATTGCCCTTGTGTATTCGTCATTTTGGCGATACTATGAGATCTGTACCTATAACGACGAGGCAACATGAAGCTGTTCCCAAAATGTCTACACTTGTCAGATCCGCATCTCCCTTATACCAACATGCGGTATTGGGAGCAGGCCGCAGAATTCAACCGCAAGTTCAAAGCTGACATCGTATACGGCTCCGGGGATTTCCTGGACCAATATGCCCTTTCCCGGTTCCCGAAGAAGGTCAATTCCGACAACGGAGCCCTGGAGATCATGAAGTGCATCCCTCAAGTGAAGCGCATCAAGTCCCTGTACGGGTTTGACGAGATGGTGATCATGAAGGGAAACCACGACGACCGCATCAATAAGAGGGCCCAGGACGCCGGAATTTCAGATCTTTGGATACGCGATGCTCTGGACATGATAGGGGCTCCCAAGGGTTGGAAATGGGCCGATGCTAGCCATATCAAAGCCGGTCCCGCCATCCTGACCCACGGCTTTCTCGGAAACCGAGAGAAACATGCCCAGTGGTTTAACCAAAACGTCATTCACGGCCATCTGCACGCCAAGCTGGGCCTGGAGTTCTTCCAGCGCAACGGAAGAGCTATCTGGGTTCTCTGCGTAGGCTGCATGGCCAACCGTCACGCCATCGCTCTGCAATATGGCCCCCTTTTCAAGTTCTCCACCATGACCCCGGGCTTCGGGTATACGGACGCGGAAGGTAATCCGCATCTTATCCACTTGAAGGGATAAAAACCGCTTGCATTTTAAAATAGGCGGATGTATATTAACATCAATAGTCCGACAGAAGGATCAGATGAAAAAAAAAGAACCAAGCCTTGAAGAAAAAATAACATCCTTGCCTTCAAAAAGCAGGTTCCATAACTGGACTCCCGAAATGGACCGGCTACTGCTGAAGTTTATTCCGGATAAAGGCGTTCCGGCTGTCGCTGGTATTCTTAGAATCCCGGTAGCGACCGTGCAGAACCGTTATCGTAAGCTGAAGATGAGTCAGAAATGATCAAGCTGGACCATAATGAAAAATGGACGTTAGAATCCGCATTAGAAACCTGGGGATTTGACTCTCAGTTCAAGATGGCTTACGGGGAGTGTGGAGAGTTCGTGACGCTATGCGGCCGACAGTCCCAGGGCCGAGCCACGGACGAAGATTTCATTTCGGAAATTGCCGATGTCTTCGTTATGATGGCGCAAATGCGTGAAATTTTCGGACCCGAAAAAGTCGATGCCATGATCGAATACAAAATCGACAGGCTGAAGCAGAAGATTCTTAAACACAGAAACGCAAAGGAGAAAGCGTGAAAAAAGGACCATTTAATCCGCCGCGGGCATATCTTGCTGGACCGATGACCGGCTACGAGGAACACAACTTCCCGGCCTTCACCGTGAGCGCCCAATGGCTCCGCCAGCACGGCTATGAAGTTGTGAACCCGGCCGAGCTGGAAGCACTGGAGACAGGCCCCCGCAGGGAATGGGCTTATTACCTGAAGCGTGACATCCGTGAGCTGCTGACTTGCGATTCCGTCGCTGTCATGCACGGCTGGGAAAATTCCCCCGGCGCAACCCTGGAGGTCTATATCGGATGGCGTCTCGGCTTCGCGATCTTTAAGGCTGACGACTTTACCACGGTGGACGTTTCCTGCTTCGATTTCAGCGACATCAAGAACGGGAATGTAGGTTCATTTTTGAAGGCTTTCACGCCTCCCAAAATGACACGAACTTACAATACCGGGTTCGGGGACGTGGAATGGATCAACTCTGAAAAGCCTAAGCCAGAAAACATCCTCAAGGAAGCGGATCGCATCGTTGGCGGGGACAGGGCTGCCTCGTATGGGCATCCAAAACAGGATTTTGAGCGTACCGCAAAAATATGGTCAGCAATTCTCGGGTTTGATGTTCCTGCGGAAAAAGTGGCGCTCTGCATGATAGGCGTCAAGATATCCCGTCAATGCAATGCTGCCAAGCGCGACAACTGGACGGACATCGCTGGGTATGCCCAGACGGGATACATGGTCGATCAAAAAGACGGCCGGATGGAATGATCTGGTTTGTTTATGCCCTGTACGGAACAGTACTTTCTGCTTCCTGGGGCCTCGTCGGAGTCATCTTATTTTTTGCGATACGAGATTGCCTTCGGGCCTGGAGGAAATAATGCCTTACGTTGACACCGCAACACGCCAGCTCTTGGATACCTCACTGGAGGCCGTTGCCTGCCGCATCGCCAAGATGGCTTCGGCCCGTCCCGGCGACATGAACTACGCCATCTCGGCGCTGATCAAAAAGGTGTACGGAACCAAGCTGAAGTATGCCGATTACAACGAGATCATCGGGGTTCTGGAGGATGCAAAGCTGGAATTCTACCGCTCCAGGGTGGCTCCGTATGAGGACAAAAAAAAGATCGAAAACGGTGATCTTTACCTTGACAAACCGTGAGTTTTGCAGTAACTTAGATAATACCTAACCGGCGGTGCCGGGGAATAAAAAGGAAAGACAGATGGGATACGGAAACGGCGGATACAGAGGCGGAAACGGTGGCGGACAGGGAGGTTACGGCGGCGGAGGAGGCGGTGGCCGTCAAGGCGGCTTCGAGCCCAAGCCCGGCCAGGGAACCCTCTTCATCAAGAGCGACAAGCGGAACCAGAATGCTCCGGATTACGACGGCTACTTCATCTTCGAGTTCGACGTGAAGGCCGGGGAGAAGGTTAAACTGGTCGGCTGGGATAAGCAAAGCACTCGCGGACCCGGAATGATCACCCTGAAGCTCGGCCGGGAACGCCAGGACGCACCGGGATACGAACAGCAGGGCGGCCAGCAAGGAAATTACCAGCAGCCCCCTCCCGGCGGATACCGCCAGGGCCAGCCCCAGGGCGGCTACCAGAATGGCTCCCAGCAAGGATACCAAGCCCCTCCCCAGCAGAACTACGGGAACCGCGGAGGCTATCAGCAGCCACCTCCCGGCCAGCAACAGCCCGGGGCGTACCAGGGCGGAGGATACGGCGGGCAACCGGCGCAGACTTACCAGCCACCGGCTGGCCAGCCTCCAACAGGCGCAGCGCCACAAGCCGGGCCGACGTATCCAGCCCCGCCTCCGGAGGACGATCTCCCCTTCTAAATAGGAAGGAAATGCGGGTTCGAATCCCGTACCGCGGCCTCCCCTTGTGGTAAGCTGTCCGCGGACTCGTCTAACTGGACAGGACGCCTTCAACTAAATTGGTCCAAGTCGATTGTGCAGACCCGGGGTACTTCGCCACCATGGAAGGGTGAAGGAGTGATAACCGAAAAACAACCAGTCGATGACTTAGCCGTTCAATATGTAACGGATGACAGCCGGGAAAGACCGGCAACTTTTGCAGCGCTGGAAGCAATTGGTAGCTTCACCGATGCGGCACACCCAAGAGCTGGGCCGAGGCTGCATGGGAGGTTCGGGGTTCGACTCCCTGGCGCTGATCTTTAAAGTCGTGGGGCGTAGCCGTCTTCTTTAGTGGACGGTTAGGGATGACAAGGAGCCGGAGTATGATTGCGCACAAGAAAGGCTTTACGTTGTCTCTGGTGGTTCGAGCCCACCCGCTGCCGCTTCGTATAGCAGGCCGTACACCGGGATCTTGTCTCGGGGGGATTGGGTTCGAGACCCATAGCGGCAACCACGGTGTATTTTAATGGCTTGGACATTCAAGAAAGGCGGAGGTGGAGCATGGCAGAATTGGTTGCACTCAGCGAAGGCCAAGAGCCGGAAGCCAACGAAGCAGGAGCTGGAAAATACCAAGCTCACGAAGCACTGTCCGACGACAATGTACATGGGCCACAGGATGCAATGCAACATATCTTGCCAGAACTGCATCCACTTCGAGATGTGTCCGAAAGCGGGTCCGCAGGATTATTGCCTCTACAGACCCGGGAGATACGAGTCGAAGAACAACCGCCTACATTAGCGGAGCCCGGCCGAGAGTTCATGATCGGAAGAAAGATCTTTACTTTGCAGCGCTCCCTATGCGACAATACGTGGGACGTTGAGATTCCAGGAGAAGGCTGGATCTCAACCGGGTTCCCGAAGTCCTACACAGCAGGCATGGCCGAGGCGCGGTTCCGGAACGATTTCAAGGGCGGGAAGAGATGGGTCTCCCGCAGGATCCAAGACTCAGGAAGAGGTTAAAATGAAGAAGAAATCGGCTAAGAAAAAAACCGTCGCCAAGAAAAAGGTTTCCGCAAGGAAATACGGAAAGTCTTTGACCTGGAAGCAATGGGGAAAAGAATTCGAGGCAGCCAAACGGAGCAAGCCATTGAGTTTTAACTTCATACACGCCCCTCTTTCTCGCATAAAGAGAACCGGAATCAGCGGCGATCCTTTCTCCATGGTAGGAAATGAGGAAACGGTGATTATGAAACCGATTCCTTTCGAGAAAAGCTACTTGGGAACGCAGATGGGTTATAAGGAACCTCTTACCCGCGGCGAACTCGGAAAGGCTCCGGCCCACTACTCCAACGGCAAGTACACGCCTTGGGAGATCGTGGACGACTGGAAGCTGGAATACTACTGCGGCAATGCCTTAAAATACATTTGCAGACACAAGCATAAGGGTACGCCAGTGCAAGACATCCAGAAGGCAATCGACTGTATGATTAAGTACAAAACCAACCTCGAAAAGGAGATCAAGTGAAGAACCAGAAGAAGAAAACGTCGGACGTCCAGGACCGCATCGAGAAGCTGCCGAATCTGCTGGAGGAATTCCAAAACCTGGAGCGCGCGCAGAGCGGAACCTACCTGTGCGCCACCATGCCAGCTCCGGAATTCGAGTTGGCCTTCAACCGGCGATTAAACGATCTGGATAAGCTGTTCGGATTCGAGCAGGAATCGCAGATGCGGAAGACAGGCGTAGAGACAAGCCATTGGGCGGGCCGCCGATAGCATGGCCAAGAAACCCAGGAAGAAGCGAGAAGTACGGTCGTACCTCAAAGCCGAACCCGGTACTACTTTCTCGCTTGTCCTGGATGGGAACATCCCAAGCAAGAAGAATCGCGTTCGTTTCGGGGCGCATGGGGCCTACCACGACAAGAACTTCACCGAATGGCATAAGCAGGCTGTTCTCCAGCTTGCTCCACAATGGACAGTCGATCCTTGGATTGCTCATGCCAAGGAAGTGACCATTTCCTTTACATACGGAACTCTTCGTGCAAAGGATCTTACCAACTGCGCCGAGTCAATCATGGACCTTTTGGTGGATTGCTATATACTAAAAGACGACAACTTCAAAGTTTGCCCTTGCATAATCCTAAAAGGAGTGTATATTAAGGATATGCACAGGACAACAGTGGAGATCGTGTTATGAAGCAATCAAATTGGATGACTTATACGCGCCGAAACGGCTTATCTGGAAGCACCCATCTTTCCGAATTGAACGATAACAACATCCGAATTGTTCTCGAATACCAGACCGCCACACCATGGCGTCGGGCTGAAATATTCGAGGAATATTACAAAAACAATGTCAAGTGGATCACTCGCTGGCCTCGTTGGGATTATCAGCATTGGGACGAGCTTACCCAGATATACGTGAGCTACTGGCACGAATACTTCATGCGGTACAAGAAAACTTCAGAAAAGTCCGTGTTCAATTTCTACATGGAGAACTGCTGCCGATCCCGCGCATCAAAGGACTACATTTCCTGGCTGGAAAAAGGTCGCAGACTCTTCAATCCGGAAAACCTTCCTCAAGAACAAAAGCTGAAAGAATCCTTCGTCAATCCACAGAGTGAATACGACAAAGCCGTGCTTCGCACTCGTCTGAATCGCTGCTTGGACTCGAAGGATATGGACGCGCTGAAAGAGCATGTCTATGGAGACAGAGAGCTGAATGAAATCATGGGAGACGAACTGAAGGCTCTTGGTGAGCTAGTGACGCCAAAGGCATGCTATGCCAGGACAAACCACTTCAAGAGATACCGATTGCGCGATCTGCGCGACCGCCTATCCATGTTCACCTCTCCCGAGGAGCTGTACGATCTAATCTCGGCACAGGATATAGAGCATCCTCTTGCCGTTTTGAAACAGCACTCTCTGAGCCGCCTTGTTCACCATAGCAATAGAAAGAGTGTAGAGGTATAGAATGAAGACGAAAGAGATGCCAAGCCAGGGAAACGATCTAAAGCAGGGCGTGTACCGCACCGACCCCGAGTTCATGGCCGTCATCAGGGAAAAATACCGAATAATCGGAGACCTAGCTGCAAGCGACGATAACGCCCAGGCCCCGCTGTACCTTACGGAGAAGGAAGATTCCTTGTCTGTAAACTGGAAGGAGTTCTACGAGATCTGCGTGAACAGCGAAGGAGAAGGCTGGCTCTGGCTGAATCCTCCATACGACAACATCGGCAAGTGGTCCGCCAAGTGCGCTATGGCCTCTTTCGAAGGCGTAAAGATCCTTTTCCTGGTTCCGGCCGGTGTCGGATCGAATTGGTATCGCAAGTACGTGGAAGACTTCGCATCCGTGGACATGCTGAATGGCCGTCTCGTCTTCGATTTCCTGTACCCGGAAGACTACATGGACGCCGCTACGAAAAAGAAGAACATCGAACGCGCTAAGGAAGGTCTGCCGCCGGAGTTCTCCCCGAAGGCCGGGAAGCTGAACACCGATCCGTATCCGAAGGATATGATCCTGTGCGAGTACGACTTAAGCGTTCCGCTGGCCGAGAGGCTGTCCAGGACGTGGGCCTGGAGAACCTACCTGTGAAAAATCTATTGTTCGATATTTGGTTCTGGTGGCACTTCAACAAGCGCTCCGCCGTTTTCTCAAGGGTGCTTACTCTGGCCGCCGTTGCGGCCGCAATTTTCTCCTGCATGCTTGTATGCTACCACAGCGGCCGGGAGTCGGGAGTCGTGGACGGAATGACGGCTGGTTTCGACGTTGGCTATAAAATGAAAAAGCCGCCGATTATTATCGTGGCTCCGAAAAAAGACAACTATGCCCCGATGTTGAGAGCCGATCCCGCGGACTCGGTTCTCTTCCGCATTTAGCGCCTCAGTAATCCCGCCAGACCCCCTCTGGCCGCCCCGCCTTTAAACCCTTCCGCCGCTCCCTGGCTCGCCGCTTGACGTAGCGGAGCCTGGGCGGCTTCCTTGATTCCCTGTGAGGCATCGTAGGCGGCTGTGGCTCCGAAGCGATTCAGCCCCGTTGCGCTGGCCGCCATGTTCGCAGTGTTCTTGATCAGGCCGCCCTTGGTCAGAACGTCGGAACCGAGTTCGCTGCGCTTCAGGGTTCTTTCGAGTACGTTCCGGATCGGGATGACCTCGGAGAGGTTCTTGTTGATCTTGGCGTATTCTTCGCCGCCAAGCAACTCCGCTTTCTTGGTGAATTCCTTGTAAGCTTCCTTGAAGATCTTTTCGCTGACGGCGGATTCCCGTGGTGAACCCTTCCCGAAGTTCGCCCCGGTTTCCTGGAGCCAGTTCTTGAACTTGTCGGCCTCTTGCAGGGTGAGGTGAATACCGTACTTGGCGGATCCATCCTCCGGCATCACTTCAGGCTTGGCATACTCGAACGGGAATTTACCGCCCTTGGGGTTATACTTGATTTCCCCCGCGTTAACGCCTTTCTGGAGTTCATCGGCCATGAGCTGGGAAATGGGCCGTCTCGGAGTGAAGCTGGGCTGATTCAGCCTTGCCTTCGGAGTGGTGCTTGCAAAGCGCTCCAGCTCGTCCTTGATTTCTTGCAGGGCCGCAGTTCTTTCGGAAACGCCAAACTCCTTCGAGTTGATATTTTCCTCAACCACTTGCATGGCATCGTCCGCGCTGATGTCCCGGCCGCTCTTTTTCTTGTAGATGCCGTCCCGGATTTCCGACCATGCCTTGATCTTCTTCTCGGCCAAAGGCAGAGCATTCTTCAGGGTCTTGGTTCCCAGGCCGTGCTTCATGGCGTTGCCCGCGGAAGCCCCCTTGTTGATATCGGAGGCGGTCGTTCCCATACGGACGTTCTGCACGTACTTGGCCGCGCCTTCGGCTACGTCGGCAATAGGGGCCGCGCCCTTGGCCAGCAGGGCCTTCACGGTCTGCCCGGCTACGCCCTTGGCCGCGCCGATTGCTCCGCCTTCGCCTACGCCGAGCGCGATCTTCCCGGCCACCTTGACGGCGGTGGGGGCGTCGGAATTTTGGATGTCTTCGGACAGGCCGGTCAAGGCCGACCCTTCGGGGTTCTGGACGGCCTCGGTAAACGTGCGGGTACGCTTGCCCATAGGGGCCGTAGGGTCTTCCGTGGTTCCCCGGGTGATGCGGGAGGGGATAAGGGCTCCGGCCAGCCTGAAGCTAGCTCCGGCGATATCTGCTGCCCCAGCGGCCCATCCCTTGGCAGCTTGGCCGAGACCTTGCGTCGGGGCTGCGCCAAAGCCGCCGGTCATGTCGTTGAGGTTATTGGGAACAGCCGCCCGTGCGGGCGCGGCCGGGCCGGACTCGGCAGCCTTACCGGCTTCGACAAGACCCGGGAGAGCGCTCTCAAGGCTGAGTAGTCCGGGTTTTCCAGAAGGCTGCACCGGGGCGGCGGCGGGAGCCGGAGAGCCGCCTTGGGAGGCCATCAGCTCTTCGATGTCGTCGGCCGTGGGCGGTTCATCCCCTTCCACGGTGAAAACGACATTGCCGCTTTCGTCCTGTATATCGTACTTGGCCATTTTTTAGTCCTTCTTGACGATTTTGAATTTCTTGCCAGACTTCGTGGTGATGTCCCCGGAAGCCGCAGCTTTGCCGGTGGGCTTCGTTCCCGGGCCGTAGGCTACGTCCAGCATATACGGGTTCGTGGTATTCGCTTCTATCATATCCTTTTGCACGTCATCAGGCAAGGCATTCCACGGATTGGATAGGCGTTGCTGGAATTTCTGGGCCTGGATCTTCATGGCCTTGCGGAAAGTATCGGCATCCTGTAGCTCTCCGATACCGAGCTTGTTGTTTACTAGCTCCATTTCCTTGTTCGTGAAGTTCTTACCGGCTTCCGAGAAGCCGATGTCGGTGAACATATTTCCGATGGCAATACGCATGTCCCGGGCCTCGGGGGTATTTGAGGTCATCAGGAATTTCTTGAACGTATTCGATCCGAGACCCACGCCAGGGACATCACCTGTGTTGTCGAATCCGCCGAGTAGTTCCCCTATCCGCGCGATGCTCTGCACGGGGGCCGCGAGGTCCGCGATCTGCTTATTGTAGTTATTTATCTTCTGGTATGTTTTGGCGTCCTGTTCCAGCTTGAACTTCTGCATGAGACGTTCCTGGATGGCACCGGCAGCGTCAGCCTTCTTAGCGTTCGCTTCGATGTAGGAATCAGCCTTCAGGCCAGCCTTCAGTTCCTTGGCAATGGGATTGATGACGGCGTTGGGGTTTTCCTTCAGCAGGGCTTGGTTGAACTCGTTCTGGGTAGGCGCTTTCTTCGCGGCAGCGCCGGAGAGAGCCGGGCCGCCCAATGCGGTGAAGAACTTTCCGACGCGGCCAATATAGTCCTTGGTCTCCGCGGCCTTCTCTTCCACGGTCATGCCTTCCGGCTTGCCGACGAACTCCGCGAGATGGTCTTTCCAGTCGTCCGGGTACTTGGCCACGGCTTGGCGGATGGCGGTGGGACCGGCATTGTATGCGGCCAGGGTCTTTTCCACGTCCCCGCCGAATTGCTTGGCCAGCTCTCCGAGGTAGATTCCTCCAGCCGTGTAGCTCTGCCCTGGATCCGTGCGGTCCGTGAGCTTCAGCTCCGGGTAGCGGGCGGCAATGTCCTTGAACGTGCCATTGGTAACCTGCATGGTTCCCTTTACGCCGGTTTTCGACGTGGCATCACCGGCTCCGGCTGATTCCTGAGAGGCCACGGCCATGATAAGCTGCGGCGGGATATTCGCCTGCGTGGCCGCGTTCTGGATGGAATCCGCATGCGGCTCCATACGCGTGAGCGCGATCTTCAGAGTGCGTCCCATCTGCGTCTTCGGATCGATGGTGGGCGTCTCGAACTTGGCGGGAGCGGGCGCGGCCGGGGCGTCCGTGAACATGCCAGCAGCCTTCTGGATGGCGCTCGCCTGTTGGCGTTGGTCCAGGCGGCCGATCTCTCCGCTTACTTGCTTCTGGGACTCTTGGGACATCGGGGCGCGTGCGGCCTGGGTGGCTAAAGCGTCCGGGGAGGCAGCAGGATCCTGCGCAGCGTCGAGCAAGCCGTTCTTGGCCACGGCGTCATTCAGCATGCCGTACCAAGCTACGCGCTTGTCCTCGGAATCCGAGAACGCGGCTGGGTCCGGAATCGTGGAAGCGATCTGCGGGGGCACGCCTTTAAGCGTTTCGGTCATGGCGGTATAGCCTGCGTCCAGATGCTTCTGGAAGGCTTGCGCCTGATCATCCGCGGTCTGCTTCTGGACTTGTCCAACGGCCTGATTGGAAGACGCGATGGCGTCGGCCTGGGCTTGATCCGGAAGGTATCCGGCTTTGATCGGATTCTGGGGGGCGGGAGAATAATATGCGTTCGGCATGACGTTCCTTTACTTGAATCCCATGGCAGCCCATTGGGCTTTGGCGTTTGCGGACGTGGCGAGAATATTCTTCATCTTGGATTTCACGGCTTCCATTTGCTGACGAGAGTTCTCGGCGGCGTACTTCTGCCGTTCGTAGCGGGCGGCTTCCAGAGTGTCCGATCTGGTGATGTTCTTCCAGCGCTCCAAGTCGGCTTTATCCAAGGCGTCCTTGCGCGCGGCGGCGGCAGCCAGGGCGTTCTGGCGATCTCGTTCGGAACGGGCCTGCCGGTTTCCGAGCCAAGCGTTCAATCCGGTGGCAACCAGCGCTATTCCTCCAGCAGCCACGGCTCCCACAGGTCCCCCTGCCATAGCTCCGGCCGCGGCGGCCTGGGTGGTGTTTCCGAGGACGGATACCACGTTCGAGACAACATCTGTAGTCGCTGGGGCTGCGGTATTCCTGAATCCTGCGGAGATGGCGGAACCCATTTCGGAGTTCGCTTTGGCGTCTGCTTCGGCGCGGATCTGTGCGTCGGTCTTTGTGGCACTTCCGGGGCGGGAAGCGGCCGGGGCCGGGGCTGCATACATCTGCGACTGAGCCACAGGCTGCGCTTTTCCGGGTTGCTCCGGAGGCACGTACCAAGATTGCTCCGGGAGCGCATCTGGGAAAGGCGCGGAAGCGGAAGGTTGGCGCGCGAAGCGCTGGGACGGGGTTGCGTAGTCTGCCATTTTAAACCGCCTTCTCTCTCAATTTCCACATATCTTCAAAGTTCTTGGAATATTCCCATTTTCCGTCATGGCCGGTCTGATACCAATTCTGGTGTTCAGGGTCGAAGTAGACAACGTATCCATCCTTCTTCACTTCGAGAACGCGGCCAGCCATGGGAATGCCGGTATCGCGAGTCTTGCCGGTAATCTGAGCCGCTTGCTTCCCATCCGGGGAAATGGCCACCATCCCGGAAGGATTCGACGCCAACCAAGCCTGGACGCCTTGCGCCTGGATGTCGCCGGAGGTCTGATACAGGTTGACGGGTGGCGTCTTCGTCGTCACCGGCTTTTTCGTGAGAGGATCCAAGGTCGTCACGGTGCGGACGCCGGTAACCGGATCCGTTTCATCGGTCGGCTTAAAGTCTTCCGGCTTCACCTCCCCGTTCCCGCCGAGAACTCCGCCGAGCGATTTCGTATCCGGAGTTGCGGTTCCTCCCTTGGAGGCAAAGTACCATTTCTTCATGTCCAGCGGGGGCTGTGGGGTATCCTTGGAATACAGGTAGTTCTGGTATGCCTTGTCCAAGCGAACGTCATCTTGGCCGTCCGGAGTGGAGGTATCTCCGCCCTTGTGGTTCTTGTCGTAAGGACGAAGCCCTTCGTAATGAAGATCAAAAGTTCCGTCTTCTTTGAAAGTGGCCTTGGGCCAGTCCAGAAAGGACGGGGCCGAAACGGAGGCTGGATCCCAGGGCGGTATAGCTCCGTGCGAGTCGAAGGAGTCAATGGAAACATTCCCGTCCGTGGACGTGGCCAAGCTGTACGCGGCATTAGAGAGATATGCCTTCGCAAGGCGGGCCTCTTCCGGATCCGTCATCAGAGACGGCATTTCCTTAGCGAAGATGCTCAAGAGTTGGTCAGGCGCTTCTTTGACGGCATCCTGCTGCGCGTTGTATTTCGTGATGGCGCGAGCGAGGTCTTGCTTGGGGAGCATGGAGGCTTCATCCGTGGTGGCCACCGGGGCCATCCCGGCCGCTTCCAGCGCTGCGTTGATGTCGTCCAGGGACATGCTTTTGACGCTGGACTTGGCGATGTTTTCCACAGCCTGCGTGCCGATGGAGGCAAAGTATTGGTCGATGGAGGAATTCAACGTAGCTTCCCCAGCCGGGCCTTGGAGTGCCGCGGTACGGATGGCGGCCTGGGTGGAGCTGTTATTGGCGATCTTGGCTTGCCACGCTTCCTGGGAATAGTCGATGTTCTTCACCAAGGCGAGCGCTTCCGCCGGATCCCCGGTCGCGGAGAACATTTCCGGGAACATCTCGGCCGTCTTCTGCATGAGAGCGTTCGCTTCGTCGCCCTTGCCGTTATGAACCAGATCGTCAATGACCTTCATATTCGAGTTGTAAGCGCCAACCCTGGCCGGGTCCGCGGCCTTGATGGAGGCGGCATTAAAGGGGACGCCCGGGAAGATGTCAGCAAACAGCTTGGAGGCTCCGTCCACGTTTCCGAGCTTGATCATGGATTGGAGATCGTTGCGCTTCTGCGTGGCGGCATCCTGGGCCATTTTGTTCGCCGTGTCCACTCCCCACTTATTCATGTCCTGGATGCGCTTGGCGGAGTCCAGGGAGAGCTGGCCGACGAGCTGGTCCGTGGTATATTCGTTGTCGCGAGCCATCATGGCCAGCAGGGCATCTCCGGCTCCCTGCCCGTCCATATTGGACTGCTTCAGCTTCATGGCCATGTTGGAAAGAGCCGCTTGGTTCCTGGGTCCGACGCCGGTAATCAGGTTATTGTAGGCCACCTTGAAAACGGGGTCGTTTCCGTCCAAGGCGTTCTTGACGACCTTATTCACTTCATCCGTGAATACGGTGGGCTGCTGGGTGGCCTTGGCTGCGGTTTTAGCGGTGGCCGGGGCAGCGGCCTTCTTGGAGGCGGTATCGGAGGCTGTGGCGGCAGCCGCGCCCGTGGCGGCGGCACTGGCTTGCCCCTTGGCGTTTTCAGCCGTGGAGGCGGCGGAGGAAGCCTTGGCGGCTCCGGCGGCAGCGGCCTTCTGGGCGGCATACGGATCCTGGGCGGGCTGTGCCATGGTGGCGTTGGCATTGGCGGCGTCGGCCGCGGGATTCTTGGGAGTATCAGCCACTCCGGGGGCGGCCACGTTATTAGCGGAAGGGGCGGTGGACTGGGAGGCTGGGGCCACGCCGGGAGCGGCCACGCCTACGGCGGCCGGGGACGTATCCGGGGCAGTCGTGGCTGGGGCTGCAACTGGGGTGGGTTCAAAAGTGGTCTTTATTTCCACGGCCGGGTCCGGCTTTGGAATGATGGTATCAGCCATTATTTATCCTCCGCATTTTCTCTGCGTTTCTTTAAGATTTTTGCCATTCGTGCGGAATGGTATGCTTGCCATATATTTGTTCCAGATACACCTCGGCTGGCATTTACGTTTACGGCTACCACTCCAGCGGGTAGCGCGGTTCCAGTTCGGATCCAACCGGTTGTAACGGACCCCGCTCCATCCTTAGTAGATACACCAGCAGAAGCTCCTAATACATTTTCAATCTTGGCGCGAAGCGTATTTCCGTTGTTGATGGCAATGGAAGTACCGCCTCCAAAGAAGAAATCAACAACCAAATCACCAACCTCAGAAGGAAGTGTTACAGCCACAGCCGCCGTGCCAGCGGCGACGGAGCCAGCAGATTCTGAATCCATAGGCACGTTTTGGTTCACGCCTGACAGAGCAATGGCGGCCACAAAGCAAAGCGCGTCAGCCCCCGCCAGAACATAAGTCACGGCAGCTCCTGTACGAGAGGGGTTAACTAAATATTCAGCAACGGTACGGAGGATGGTTTGCTGTACGGAATTCCATTTTGGAACCATTTGGGCAGCCCCGAACGTCATGTCAGAGTAAGCGGCAGGAGCGCCGGACCCAGCGCTGTTTCCTCCAAAAGCAATAAGAAGACGATTATCACCAACTGGGGTAATTGCTGGCGAAGCTATGCTGGAAACGCCCGTCCCAGAGGCCCTTTGGATTGCTTCATATCCAATGCTCATTTTAGTATTTCCTGAACTTCAAAGCGATTTTCCGAAAGCTCGATTTCAATCAAGGTGCTAATAGGCAGTATAGCATCAATTTCCATCTTTATCAAGCGGTTTTCGCTCTCTTGTTGAGGGAATGGAAACATGGTGACAAATGAGCATCCGGAAATCGTGTTTCCGTCCTTGTTGATGATGTTTCCGCCAGGAGTCGTAAATCCTCCCCAATCAATCCAAGTTACGCCATTATCCACTGATATAGACTGCTTCACCTTAGCCACGTCCCCGCCATTCGCCGCCCAGGCGTTTCGGATCATAGATACCCTGGAATACGACTCCATAGGCTTAATGGGGTATACCAGAGAATTTCCCTTTCCGCTGTATATTCCAACATCAAACGGAGTAAGTGTGGAGCGATTAAAGTACGAGACCGCTTCCGCTTCTGAAGAAACTTCTTTTCCCTCTAAAAGCGTATTATAGCACACGCCGCGGCTTACTGAGGCATGAGAATAAAAACCGGCGTGAATCTGATCAATAAATCCGTTTTGGCTTCGTAGGTCCGCATGCGATGCGAGAATGCCGTCCTGCCACACTTTTACATATCCAGTGATTGGATTGGAGTCAATAAAAATATCCAGCTTGACGAGCTTCTTCATCGGAAACTTTGGGCCACCGTTCGCAGCAGAGGCTTGGTATATTTTATTCGACTGACTGAAGGTTGGTACGTGTTCCCAAGAAAGATAACCACTTTCCCCTATTACAAGGGTGTATACCGGAGACCATAAATCAGAGGTATCTGATGTAAAAGTGATCGGAGAAAACCACGTGGCTTCACCGTTACCAGGGTTAACAAGATCAATGTCAAGCCAGAGTTTTAGCGTGATTGCGATTGGGGTTTTGTAAATTTCACCGGACTTGTGAAACTGAATTGTTGGGTATCCGCGGCGAACAAGTTCTTCCCATTTTCCGTTTGCTTTAGGCGGGATGATTCCAAAAACCTCTGACTTGTGAGCTATTAATCCAGGAAAAGGAAGAGCGGTGGCAAGTCCGTGGTCGCATCCGAGAGTCTTAGGCGGAGTAATGTAAAAACCATTGAAGTCCGAAATGCTGTCGAACCTGGTTTTGAAAGCTCTCGCCATTTTTTCCCCGCCAACAATATCCCGCATTATACGCATTTAATGGTCTTTGCATTGGCCGCAGCTTGCCGCGGCCGGGTTGGTTTTCATTTCTCTAGCGATTTCGTCCACGCGGTCTCGAATATAGTTCAAGTTTTCCTTGATGTCATGCTTATCCTCTTCGCGCTGGCGCTGGAGATTCCAAACTTTCTCCCCGAGCGTGGCGGCATAGGAAGAGACGTTGTATGCGTACCCGCACAGAACAAGGATGGATATGAGCAAACCGAGAACTGCGGACCAGAATTGAGACGGCTTCATGGCTTACGCCTTCACTTCTGCGTCCGTTACCGGATCGGAAACCGCTGACAAGTCGAAAATTGGCGATAGGATAAAGCAATCCCTCGGCGTGAGCCCCTTCTTGATATGGTTCGGGGTAACCTTCAAGAGGCGGGGAATGTCCAGTTCCAAGTCCTGGTCCAGGAGCAGATCCGTTTCCGACTTGTACTTCTTGATGCAGGCTTCGGCCTTGTCTTTTTCGGACAGGAATTCGGTCTTTTTTTCGTCAGGGGCGTCGGCCAGCGAGATCTGGGAATTGGCATTGAACTTGCCGAACTTCTGGAGCAGCTTATCCTGGATTCGGTCCAGATCAACAATCCGTTCACCTTCCCAATCGTATCCAGTTTTCTTGGTTAATTCTGCCAAAACAGCCGAATAATCCTTGGCCTCTGCTTCGAGCGACTGGGCTATCTTGACGAAGGCGTGAATGTCCTTCGCTTCGGACCAATTCTCCATGACCCTTTTGAAGGTTTCATGGAATTCCTTCGACAGGATTTGACGTAGGGTAGTCGGGACTTTCATTGAAACTCCGGGATGTTGGTTTCTTATATGAATATTCTAACAGTTTCCGCCCGGTAATGCAAGCCATATCTGAATTTGTTACGCTAAAAAAGCGCAAACCATTAATTCTTCGACATTAAGTAGGCTGGCTCCTGCGGGAAAATTCCGATTTCCGTGGTTCCAATAGGAGTACCAATGGTTGTTTGGCCTCTGGTAATAACCAGATCCGTCCCGGATATGCCTATGACGCCGGAGGAACGGCCAACAGCCAAATTAGGCCCCGTATACCATATATCAGAAACGGTGTCATAAATCCAGGTTTTTCTGGTAACCTTGTAAGTTCCGGCAACGTCAATTTGCCCGCCAAGATACCAAATTAGGTTCCCTTTTGTAATGATCATTCCCTCTGAAGTAGCAATAGGAAGAGGGGCCTTGGTTGACCAGGAATTAGCTGCCACGTCGTAGCATTCATTTACGGCAGTCGGGGCTACGGTGCCCGTGGTAGTATTCCCTCCTATCACGTAGATTTTCCCGTTCACAACACCGCATCTTGGATTGATCCGAGCAGTCGTCATCGTGGCCCCGGCGCTCGTCCAAGTTCCACCTCCAAGACTGAGTTTATAGGTGGCCGTTACCAAACCAGGAGCATTGTTGGCCCCACCGAACACATACATATCTCCGGAATAGATGGCCGCACAATGTTTCCAGCGCACGCCCGGCATAACCGCTGGAGTTGCCCAAGTATTTGCGCTTATGGTGTAGACATACAGAGCATCCACAGCCGTTCCTGCATGGCTAGCTCCACCACAGTAAAAGAGTAATCCGGCTCCATCTGATTCTAAGGAAGCATACTGAGACCCAGAGGGAACCCCGAGCTTATTGACGTTAGCGTGTGGTTCTCCGGTAAGAAGAGATAAGGTAGCATTTATAGAAGTCGTAGCCGCTCCAGTGTCTCCACCAATACAATACAATATTCCCAAGTAACTCGTATATGCCGTACCAATGGCGGCTACGCTGTTGAGTGTGCTGGTCGTCCACGGAAAAGTCCGGTCGAAAATCTTTCCGGTATACGTGTACCCGCTAGGAGCAGTGGAGGTGGACTGAATTTTCAGATCACCGGGAACCGTCCCGGGGATGGCTTGAACGCCGGTCTGACCCGTCGAATCAGCATATACCATCTGATCCCCGGTTCCAGCGAAAGCGGTAACCTTCGGGGCCAGGGTGAACGTATGCAGCGCACTCCAGGTAGGCGCTATGGACTGGGAAAGAGCCGGGGCTCCATCGGAGCGAAGAAACGTGGAGGCCGCGCCATTGACCGCCGCAAGGCCAATGGTGGAACTCGGATTAGCTCCGGATACGGAAGATCCTCCGACGGAGGTCAAGGAAACCGTGTTCAAGGATATGGCCAGGGCCGCTATCTGCTCGGAATGGGAACGAATGACGGCGTTTAAGCCGTTGAAATTCATGTCAATGACGGCAGCGTTTGCGCTCTGTTCTGGCATCGCCTTCGGGGTGAAGTCCCCTCTGCTTTTTCCGCTTCTTATTGGTTGCGCCATATTACACCTGGGGCATTACCATGTCGCCCTGTTCGTTTATTACATTATCGTAATAATAAAGCATGGCTGCAACCGTTTTCTCAGAATCGAAAAGCCTGACATCGGCAATGTACCCATCCCCATTGGACAGGCCAACGTGTTTATCTCCGCCGCCCATGGGGGCGAGATTAGCGGAAATGGTGGAGAACGTCTTCAGGACTCCGTTTTGGTAGACGGTGAAGAAACCTTCCACCCTGGTTATGAATAAGTAGTTCCATCCCGATCCAAGCGCGGTCAGCGTGGCCGTTCCATATCCGCAAACATCCAGATGGGTCGAATCCAAAAGCTGGAAGTACAGCGGAACATCTCCGTCCACTCGGAGAATATCTCGGTCGTAGGAATATCCCTTTACCCAGAAAGAGGCTGTGAAATCGGTGTACGAGTCGGAAGCGTCTTCGTCATAGCGAGCGTCCGCGGTTCCACCTTCGTCGGTATAAATGCGAGAGTCCTTGATCATACCCTGGTTGGCGGCATTGGTTCTCTGCACGTTCACGTCGATGAATCCAACGGTTGGGAAGGAATACCCGGAACCAGCCACGAAGAATCCGTAGTTGATAATATGAAGGAGCCATCCGGTGGAGTTAACTTCAATGTCGATGACAAATTCTACATCGGAAACGCGGACAATCCCAGTATCCACAACATTGTCCACCGGAACTCCGTTTTGGGTTCCAATCTCTTCGATATGGTAATTCCCGGTTACGTTGTCGTAGGCCACAATGAGAGCAAGGAAATCCCCGACGAACCCCGCATCAGCCACGACATCAAAGATGCAAAATGCCGTCGTGGAAGAGTTGTTCGACAGGCAGCGCAAGCGATGACGCATCTTCAGCGGGAACGCGGCGATGTTGTTTATCGGATAAGAGAACAAAGCCCCCCCGTTGAACACCGGAGCCGATCCGGAAGCGGAGGTAGCGAGATACCCGGGATACGTTGCGAAGTCCTGATCCCCGTCATAGGTCCAATAGGAGTTCGTGGAATTCCACAGCTCCGTATAATCCCGCGCCGTGGCGCTGGCTGAGAAGTGGTATGCGGATTCCGACTTCGTATCCGGCCCGGTGGATAAGACAGGCTTTCCGACGTAGGCCGGGGTCATCTGGACTCCGGTAGCTCGATCCAAACCCTCTTCTCTCCTGGTGAGCCACAGATTCATGTCGGTCGCATACTCGGCTTGGAACTGAGGATAGGAGATCGTGGATTCTGAAGAAGAGTTGTCTCCGGCCGTGGCGTAGTTCTGCTTGTCCAGGCTGCGGAACTTTGATTCTATTCCGACATACCTCCATGCGGACGTGTCAGTGGCAAATCCGAGCTGCACGCGGCGCGCGGCTATTTCCTTGGTAAACTTGAGAGATCCGGTGCGAGGCTGCTCCGTGATGGTCTCGAAAGCTGTAGTGGAACCATTCTTGTATGCCGACATGGATACGGACATTCCGGATCGGTATCCATCCGCCTCCACCATCGGACGCCAGCGATTAAAGGTTTCGTCATGGACTAAGACATCCGCTTCGGAATTTCCAATCAGCTCTCGGAATCTCACGACGCAGGAGATTTCCTGACCGGGCATTTCATAGAAAGGATCGTAGAATCCTAGATCCGTTTCCATTCTTACCATGGGGTCGTTTCCGTCTGCATAGACGTCTTGGGCCCCGGTGAACGGAGTGAAGGTTTCTACCCAGTACAATTTCCTGTCCGAAGCATTCAGTACCATCAAACGCGGAACGCCTCCCCGACCTTCGGCTATGAAGGCTCCGGTTTTGAGAGGGGTCTGCGGGAAGTTGGTATAGTAGGTCCATCCGCTTCCGGCTTTTCCGCCGTATCCGTACCGCAACAGCTTCGTGGTATAAGAACTCGAAGAGTCTATCCTGTACCAGAGGTAATACGCTCCGGAATAAAACTTTCCGACTGACCCGGCGGCTATTTTCTGAATCTCTGAGGATACCTTTTCAAACGCCAGATCATTTCCCCACTTGGTCGTATCCCACGTTCTAACCGTCCCGTCGCTGCATACGGCTATCAGAGTGTTTAAATCCACCTTGTCTATGGATCCCCAATCCGAAACGCCTATTTTTCCATCCACCATTTTGATGTAGTTCAGAACGGGGATGTATTGGATCTTCGATACATCCGTCGTGAACGAAGTCATATTGCAGATATACGTCGAATTCCTGAGAAAGATGGACAGAATATCCTGGTTGAATTCAAGCGCGCTGACGGCAGACGGGAACTTCCAATTCTGGAGAGTCTTGAAGTGGTATCCGAACAGCTCCGGAGAACCGGCAGTCTGGCAGTAATTCATTACGCTGCTGACCCGGTTGGAAACGAAAATCCATCCGTCGCAAACGGTTCCACAGGCCCCAGGGTCCATGGGTAAGAATTGCTGCGACTTCAGGATAAGGCCGGTGTTCTGGATGCTGTCGTCAGTGAATCCATCCGTAAACGTGGCCGCCGAGTTGAATATGGCGTCACGTTCCACGTCACCAACCCAGTAGTATATTGCAGAGCTGTTCCCAAGAGCTACTCCAGCGGCTCCATAGTCTCTCGTTCTCCATATCGTAGCATGCGTGAAGTGAGGAGAGGCCGAGTCGTCCGTGGGAGTTCCTTGCGATCCGAAAAGGCCCTTCAGAACTGTATTCGAGATAGTGTTCGAGGAACCGCTCGCTATGGCTGAAGCCTGCTGGAATACACCGTAATCCGTATCCCTTGCCGTCGAAGTTCCGGCGGAGACATACCGATTTCCGTTCGTGCCGGATTCGTGCAGGAGTATCGCATCGGAAACATACCGATCAAGTCTGGTTGTTCCGCTGGAGGTTACGATTCTCGAAAGCGTCACCAAGTAATTGTACTTGAAGGCGGCGCTACCGGAAGACGGAAGACCATGAACCGGGTTCGGAGCGTTGGCTTGAAACACTCCGCCATACCCAGGCCAGAAGCTGATCTTCGAGGACGTGAAAACCAAGCACCCGTTGTTGTACGGGCAGATCTTTGCATCGCCAGTTCCTAGATCGTATTCACCTAAATCGGCAGCGACATAATTCGCCTTGTGAATCGGAGATCCGAGATTCGCGGTAATCCCAGTTTCGGCCTTGAATAGGAGCCTTGCGTCAACGGCAGCCACGATACCGCTGTTGTTCAATTCCAGGATGCCCTGCAAATCTCCGCTCGCATACTGCTCGGAGTGGTAATAGGCTCTGGTTCCCGGCCTGCTTTCGATGCTTCTCTCTCGGCAGATGACATTGCTGCCATAAGCGATTTCATCGGGCCTGATTTCTGAGGCTGGGGAGTCGATGTTCATGCCGCCATTGAAGTTGTTCTGCTTCAGCGGGCCGCCATAGATTTCAACGTCGCCTTGCGGGCGAGTCTTACGGGGTAGTCGGTAGGACACTTAAACCTCCCTGGGGGGGGTGGCCCCTCCGGCAGTAACGGTGATTCCATTGGCCCATAGATCGAACTTGACGAGTTGCTTTTCAAAAACATCGTCCCAATTGTCACCACGTCCATATTCGGTAGCTTCGAGATCTCGCAGCACTCCGGCCTTCAGGAGAAGGCGTTGGAAATTATCCGGGATCATGAGCTGAATGTTCTCGCTGGTAATCTGATTCGGCCAAAAGTAGGCCACGGCCCGAAGGTCTTCCGTTTGCGTGCCGGGGTCATTCTCGCGCCAGAAAGAAACCGTCGCGTCCGAAGAGGATGGGGAAATGCTCGGCATGCCGTCGAAGGACAGGTCCGTTTCGTCGGATGAATAAGCGTTCACGAAGGAGTCGGGACGGTGCGATAGCCGATCCCAGCCGCCATAGGCGAAGTTCCGAGTATTGCGGACGTTGTAGGTATAGACGCGCTTGACGACGCGAATATCCTTCTGCGTGGCGTTGTCCACGCCGGAGAAGATGGCGGAGGACGCCGTATAAAGGAACGTCCCCGCCGTCGTATGGATGAAAGGATCCGGATTCATTCGCATGTACTTGATGTCCCGGCCCAGGATTTCATTCTGGACTTGGTTTACGGCATCACGTAGTTGGTCCCGGGAAAACAGGTTTCCCGCGATTCTCTGAGTGAGCCAAGATATGTACTGCGACGTTCTCACGGATTACTCCTTTACTTCGGAATCCTCGGTCTTGGCCGCTGCGGCTTCGGCCTTCACGGCCTTGGCGCGCTCCTGGACCGCTTTGGGGTCGAAACCCTTGGGCGCGGAAGTGGCCTGCGGCGGGAGACCTCCCTGACGGGCAGCGGCCACGCTGACGGCCACGACGGGGGCGGCGAGCTTCACGGCTTCGTCCACTGGTTCCTTTTCGGGAGACGTCGAGGTCTTTACCTCGGTGAACTCGCCTTCCTGAACCTGGGCGTGCGGATCGTTGATGGGGTCCATGTCCACGATGGCATGGGTTCCGGAGCGCAGGACCACCTTGGAACCGTCGAAGTCCTCGGGCATCTCCGCGATCAAGCTGTACTGACGCGGGGCCGCGGCACGGCTGACGAAGGGATGCTCTCCCAGGATCTGGGTTTCCATGTTGCGATCCTTCACGCGAAGGTCTTTGGCGCGCACGGACTGTGCGATCTTGTATCGGTTGGCCTTCGTATCGGGCACATTGATGGTGCCGTCATAGGTAGGGCTGTTGTCTTCCATGCCGGTCTGCTCGTACCAGCAGGAGTAGGAAGGGGTGAGCATGCCTTTCATGGTGGGCACGCCGAATCCGTCATCCAGTTCGGTCTTGGCCGAAGGGCCCTCGAAACCGGAGATGGAGGTGCGGGTTTTCACGGGACGGGAGAGGTGCTGGACCTTGCATTCGATGAACTTCATTTTTTTATCCTTAAAACAGATTGTGATGAAAGAAAAAAAGCCGGGCCCCCGAGAGAGCCCGGCCCGCGGTTAGGCGGTGATGGTGCTGGCGTAGGCCAACAGAACCATGGACGACTGATTGATCGTCTTGCTGCGGGTTTCGGACGAGTTATCGTTCACCCAGACCGAACGCTGGAACCCGAACCCGGCGCAGATGCCGATGCCCTTGATCTTCCCGTAGTTCTGGAGTTCGTCCTCGAAGTGGGGAGCTTCGTACTCGCCTTCGATGGTGGCCATATCTCCCAGGAGGAAGCCCACGTCGTACACGTCGCCGGAAGCGGCGGTACGGTCGTCGTCATCCCCTGCGCCCTTGTAGTAGGCGGTCAGGGTCCAGGAGCCGTTGGAGCCACCGCGAACCACGACGGGCGAGCGAGGATCCTCGAACAGCATCAGGGGACCGAAATCCCCGAGGTACTGATCGCTTCCGACCTTGGCGAATTCCAGCACGTTCGAGTTGATGAACAACCCGGGGATGGAAGTCGTGGACTGAGGATCCTTCAGCAGAGCCGCCTGACGCGAGGGCACCAGGACGAGGTACTTGCCGTTGGACAAGGGAGCAATCTTCTTGACTACGGTAGCCCAGTAGATGATCCGATTCAGGAACCGAACGTCCCAGTTCGCCGCGGCGGTCGAACCGGCCGAGGTGATGGCGTCACCGATCATTTCCAGGTACACGGCGGCGGAGGCCGCGCTCTGGTAGTCGGGCTGCACGTTGGCGGCATTGGCCGCTCCGGTCACCATGGCGACGTTTTTCACCAGGATGTTTTCGTTCCACGCCTGGGTCAGGCTGTGGGGGGCGACGGTCAGGTTGACCGAATACTTCTGGAGCAAGGCCTGACGTTGGTACTGGCCCTTGATCTCCTTCATCCAGTCAGTCAGCTCGGGCTGGACCGCAGCCAAGAGGCCATAGGGAGACTTCTCGTTCGCGTCGATACCGTATTGCTCGGTGCCGATAGCTTGCGCCACGTCGTTGGCATAGACCAACTGTTCGCGGGTATCCTGGTCCTGTTCGTTGCCGAGCAGAACTTCGCGCCCGGTCACGCCAGCTCCGGAGATGCGCTTGAGCATGAACATGACGCCGGAACGCTTGCCCTTCAGGTCGAACTTGACGTTCGTGGCCATGGGAATGGAACGCTTGTTCCCGGCGTAGAGCCCCGAAAAGTCGGAGAGTACGTCGATGGTTGCCGTCTCGATGACGGCCTTGGTATCCCAGCGCTTTTGCTGGAGATTGGTGGTCGGTCTGTACATTACAGAATCCCTTTCTTAGTAACCCTGCTGGGCCTGCGCGGCGCGCTGATCCAGAATCCCCTCGATACGCGCGAAAGTCGCACGCTCGTCCTTCGTCTTGGGATGCGGATGCTCATTCATCCATTTCAACATCTGGGCGTCGGACCAGGAATCTTGAACAGCACCGGAGGTCAAACCGGGCGTCATGGTGATGGTTTCGTTGGCGATCCCATGGAGTTTATCGGCTACTTCGGCCGCGCCCTTCAGGCGTTCCTCCACGAACATGCTCGGCAACTTGTTGCTCTTGGCCATGAAACTGACGTAGGCATCCGTCATCTTGAAGTCAGGATCGACTTGCCGATATTTGTCGCGCAGAGCTTTTACTTGCAGGATGTTGTTGATTTTCTCGAAGTCCTTAGGAGCTTTTACCCCTTTAGCTTCCAAGCTCTTGCGGAACTCGGTATCCTCGAAATATTTCTTCACCGGGGTTGCGTCCTGTGCCGTGGCTCCCGTGGCGTAGAAAAAGTCGGCGTACACCTTCTCGATCTGCTCCAAGTTGCCCTCGGTAGGAATGGCGCTCTTGAACAATGGGTTGGACCGCAGCATTTGCATCTCGGTCTCGTTCTGTGCGGACAACTTCTCGGCGCGAGCCTCTTCCAGGGTTTGCTTGCGCTCTCCCTCGAATGACTCCACCTTCCGCTGTAGCTCCGCGAACTTGGTATGCAGATCAATCTGCGCCTCGTCCGTCCAAACCTTGTCGAGGGTAGGGGCCTGAATGGGCTCCTGTTCCTTCGCTTTCAGCTTGGCCTCCAGTTCGAGCCGGGCGCGTTGCTCCGACCTCCACTTGTTCTCGAAATCGCTGGCCGCGTCGGCCTTCTCCTTGAAACGCTTCCCGTCCACGAATCCCTTCGGGGGAGTCACGGACTCTTCCTGCTTGATCTCGGGTTCGCCTTGGATGGTTTGCGCGTCCGGGGTCTCCGGAGCGGACGTGTCCAGCTTATCGAGATAAGCGCCTGCGGCGGCTTCCGTTTCCGGGTCCAGGTCCGACCACTTGAGGTCTCCCTTGTCCAGTTTCTGGATCAGCTCGTCGTTGACTTCGTACTTCTTGCCTACGGATTTCATTGACATCCTTCTTTCCTTGGGGTTGCGCCGGTCAGGCGGCCTTTTGGGTATGGTCTGATTATGAGGTGAAAACGGAATTTTGTCAAGGGGTCCAGGGAGCGGAAGGTTCGTCAACCTTGCTTCTCGTCTATACAGGTTCCGGCCGGAAACCGTATTTGACGCCACTCCCTGGACTTTACTTCAGAAACGCCATCTTCTCGGCGTGCCTGCGGAGTTTCAGGCCGTTCAGCTTGATTCCTCCTGCAAAAACCCACTTTTCAAATTCTTCTGAAGCTCCGATAATATCGCCAGCGTTTATGCGTCGGCGCAGCGTGGAACCGGCCAAGCGCGCGATACCCAGGTTGTAAGCGAAGTCTGCTACGGCCTCCAGGCGGTCGCCAGAGAGTGCCGGGCAGAGCCGCCGGGCCGCAGACAAGTATCCAGACGCATCCTTCAGCATACGTGCCTCGGCCTGCTCCGCGGTCCATACGAGGCCAGGGCCGATGTCTTTACCCGTGGAACCATACCCAATTGTCCAGACCCTGGCGGGGCATAGGTAGGACCGCAGGCGCAGCCCCTCGAATGCCTTTATGAGCTGGACCAGGGTTTTCATTTCTTCTGGTGCTTGAAGACGCGATCCACGAACCAGAACGTGATGATCATGGAGAGAATTCACCAGTCGTTTGCGTCCCAGATACGGTCTCCAAATTCATTTGCGGTCTTGATGTCACCCCAGGCATCGCATAGGGTAGCGATCTTGTAAGTGGTGAACAACAAAAGCCACCAATACGTGATCACCGGCCTCACCGTGGCGTTCAAGGCATCGATCCACTTCACGCCGGTAAGTTGTCCTTGGCTCTTGATGGCCTCCAGGAAAATTGCCTGCTGCCCGGCGATGTCGGAGTTCTCGCCTTGGGCTTGTAGAACGTCGATCTGACCCTTGGAACGCTGGGCGTCGATTTCAAGCTGCACCTTGGTCATGGCCAGTTCGTGCTTTCGCTCGTCCTTGGCCTGCAATAGCTTCATCACTTCCGGGACGACGCGCATCGCGCCGCCCAAGCCACCACCAATTAATGAAAGTACGTCGAACATAATTCCTCCTATCCCATCTGGTTCTGTGCGCGCGCGTCAACCGGCATACCGGAATCGGTAGGCATAGCCTTACCTTCAACGGATTGGCCACCTCCTTCCGCGGGAGTGCTTCCCGGAGCGCTCGGGCCAGCCGCAGCAGCCCCGGGTTGATTCTGTTGCTGACTTGCTTGGCGAATCTGGGCCAGCTCCGCATCCATACGCGCTTCGAGAACGTCGATATTCTTCTGAAGCACAGGCAGGAACTCGGCGCGGTCTTCGTCGGAAATGCCGGGAAGATATTCGATGATCTTCTTGTCCAGCACGGCCTGCGAGACAGGGCTCGTCACCATGTTTCTCGTTTGAGAGAAAACATTCAAGCGGTCTTCCTTGATGGTCTTCGACTCGGGAGACTGCGTAATAGTAACGTCAATGCGCTGTATCTTCGAGATGTCGTTGACGGTTCTTCCGTCCTCGGTCGGAATATTGAGACGAATGATATTACCATTCTTCTTGTTCTTGATCTCGCGAGGGAATCCGCTGTAGGTCTGCTTTGCCGCCATGAAGTAGGCTTCGCCGTATTGGCGCTCCAGATCCATGAGAACTTCTTCCATGGGCTGCAAAGACACCAGGGCCTGCTGGCGTTTTTCATCGAACAACTTTGCCGATTCGCCAGACTTCCCAGCCGCTCCCTGCGAAGCCGGGGGGGCGTAGATACGGTCAGCCATGGCCACAGCGCGGTCTCCGGAAGTCCACAAGTCGGAAGGGGGCGTGCCGCGATCCTTGATCATGATCTTCTTCGCTTGGTTCGCGCCATCCGCAACCCTGTACTTGGTCCCGGGCTTGTTGCCGGTGCGCATGTAGCGCATCAGCTCTTCATCTTCCATCGCTCCTTCTTCGATGAATTCCACGCCGTTGGCGGAGGTCATCTGCCAATGAGTCATGGTCGATTCGCGCTTATTGTACGTGGCCTGCGGATCCTTCAGGGGATCCACGACGCCTTGGCGTTCTCCATTCAGATTCAGAGCGGATCCGAAGAAGAACGGGTAACGCTCGATCTGAAGCGGGTCCGGCCCGTTGTCGAGAACCAGATCACGACCAAGCGCGGGGCAGATGGTGTAGCGCCAGCATTCTTTGAAATGCCGCGGAAGCATGCGTAGGTCGGCATTTTCCGGCAGGCGGAGCTTCAGGCGGGCACGAGCCACCTTCTCGTCCATAACTGGGAGCCAATCGCCGGTACGCACGTTGTAGAGCTGTGCCTTGAACACGTTGCGCATCTCGGTGCATTCCACGACCTTGTACTTGTTCGACATGGAATCGAAATATTCCGGTGAGCGATCCGAAATCTTGTCCACATCTGAGGTTCTATCGGAAGGGTCATCCAGATAATGCTGAAGGCGTTCGTAGGCTTCCGACACTTCGGAATTCTTCCGGCCGTATCGATCCACGATCTGCTCGGCGTCGTAAAAGTCGTGAGCAAATATCCGCTTGTTGTCGTTCACGTCGAACGTGGCCCAGTCTGGGTCCGTAAAGATCTTGGTCTTGTCGCGGTAGCGGAAGCCCACGTTGCCGAACGGAGAATGGCGGTAGTCCTTGTAGATTTCCATCACGCCGGTATTGACGAGGAAGGCGAGCAGAAATTGCAGGCGCTCTATCTTCAGTCCGCAGCGGTCACGGTCCATCATGTAGAGTTCTTGCATCAGCATCGCTTCGCTAGCGGAGCGGCCGATGTCTTCGGTGAACTTCGTCTCGTACTGATTAGTCGAGAAGCTACCGGCTAGCGTCAGAACTTTGTTCTGGATGAAATTGAACGTGGTAATGGGACGGCCTTCAGCCTCCATCTGCATCACCGCGGATTCATTCCATTGGCCGTTCTTCAGGCCGGAGAAAAACTTCCATGATTCCACCAGCCTTTTCTGATCGGCATCAGAGCGCCGAAGATAATTAGCGTAGAATCTCTTATATGCTTCGGGCTGGTGGTCCATGATTAATCCTTCTTCTCTTTCTTGCCTTCCAAATGTTCCTTGGCGGTCTCCAGGGCAGCCTCCAGTGTTTCCTTGGCGTGGTCTGCGTCCTTGTACTCGTCCATGGTATCGGGCGAGCAAGAAACGAGATAGCCCCCGTTGATTTTACGGATCCTTACTTCCGGATCCCGCTTCTGCGGTTTCGGAGGTTTGGTTCCCCTCACTGAGTCCAACGGCATTTCCTTCGGTCCGAATACTCCCTTCTTCATGGGCAGCCTCGCTTTCTTTGTTGAATTTTTCCTGCATCGCGGTCAGAACTTGGATGGCGCGGGCCTTGTAGGCATCCAGGTAGCTGTTCATGCTCTGCGGTTCGTATTTGATTTCCAGAATGGCTTCGTAGATCGGCCCAGCCTTGTCGTAGTCCTTGTCGATGTAAGCAAACTCGGCTTCCCAGAACATCTGCTCCGGAACGCCGCTCGGCAGCATCGTATACTCTTCACGCGCGATAGGCATTTCGCCCATGCAGCAGCGGCCCAGGATGATACGCTCCGTGGCCGAGTTTTTCTGTAGGTCCGTGACCGCCAAGGAGCGGGCGCGGTAGTAGTTGATGACGCCGAGATCGTAGGTTCCCATGGCGAAGTAGGCGTCTCCGAGCTGGTAGAAGCGCTCGTAGGATTCTTCGTGAAAGGACTCCAGGATCTTCGCATTGCGCATTGCCTTGTGCTGCTTCAGCATCGGGTCAGCGTAGCCGAGATGGATGATCACGCATTCGGGAATCGGAACGAGGTTGACGTTTTTCACGGCCAGCGATTCGTGCAGCGATTCGTGAATCGGCTTGCGCCAGGAGATTCCGCGGATGTTCGGAAACATGCGCGCCTGGATAAATCGAACGTAAGCGCCTTCCTCTTCGGTCTGCGAAGCAATCTGGAATCCGAAAGCGGAAGCGCGCTTTTCTTCCCCGGCCAAGTTGGGGTAGATATGGCTGTTCGTATCCTGTATTGGATCGTGCTTCTTCAGGGCGTTGATGTACTGCGGGGCGCTGGCGGAAAGCCTATCGTCTAAGTCCATCCAGAGAACCCACTCGCCGGTCGCATGGCGCAGCGAGAAGTTGCGCGCGTCGGAGAAGTTGTTGTTCCACTTGAAATGGCGCAGCTTCAGTTGCCCGCGGCCCTTCTCGGAGAACCCGAGCTTCTTCAGCGCCGCAGGAGTGCCGTCCTTGGAGCCAGTGTCCACGATCACGATCTCGTCAGCGACGAGTCCGACCGAGGACAGGAACTTGATCAGGTTGTGCTTTTCGTCTTTGCAGATGGAGATGACGCTTAGGCGAGGACGCATAACGCCTCCAATTCCTTCAGACGGTCTTTCGAGTTTAGGATCATGGTATCGCCGTTGCATTCGCGGACGTCCAGATGCCGGGTTCCCGTGATGGCACGCTCGAAGTGCATCTTGGCCTTGGCGAGCATGCCTTCCGCTCGCAAGATTTCACCGAGCCAGTAGTTGGCGGCGATGGAATACTTGTCCAGCTTATGGATAACCTTCTTCGCCTTGTCCAATGCTCCGAGCATCAGGTATCCGACGATCAGTTTCTCGGCCAAGACTTCCTCGGCACCTTCACCGCCCAGGCGCACAGCCTGCTCGTAATAGCCGATGCCCACGGAGAACTTTCCGAGGACGTAAAGGGCGTCACCGACTTGTGCGAACTGGTCGGCCGTGGTCGGATCGCTATTGTGCAGCAGGAGATCGAGATTCCGGATGGCCTTATGTTTCTTCACGTTCTCGTCGGCATAGCCGAGATGCGCAATCATGATTTCTGGTTCCTTGTACACCGGCAGATCGGCCAGCTTCAGGGAGACGTCCAGGGTTTCATGGACGACGTTTCGGAACTTAACGGAGGGACGGTTCGGATACATGCGAACCTGCATGAAGCGATGCCACCCTCCGTTGCCGACGTCGGAAGCAACCTGGAAAGCGTAGGCGCAGTCGCGCGTGCGAACCAGCTCGCGGATGCGGGGGATGGAACCGACGTGAACACGGTCATCCATGTCAGCCCAGAGAATCCAGGTTCCGAGCGCATTGGAGGCGGCATAATTTCGGGCAGCGGAGAAGTCCTGAACCCACTCCATCTCGTAAACTCGTAATTTCGTGCTATAATTTTCATTGGCGCGCAAGGCCGCAAGGGTTCCGTCTTTGGAACCAGTATCCACGATGATTATTTCGTCAGCCACGTCAGACCAGGACGAGATAAAACCGTCGACGTTCGAGAGTTCATTTTTACAGATGGCGACGACGGACAACATTAGAAATCCCCCTGCGGAAGTCCGGGGCAGGCCATATCACGCATCTTCTTCCAATGCGAAGGGCCCACAATGCGGTCGCCTTCGGACAGATACCAAACGGTATCATCGCTTCCGATGGCAATAGTCATATCTCCGAGGCGGTACATACGCTTGATAACGCGATCCGGATTTTTAGCAATCTGGCCTATTCCGGCGATTGCTTGTTCGAGGCTGTTTACTGCCTTTTGGCAACTTTCCATTTTGTTCTCCTGCCATTCGATGGCTTTGAGTTGTTCTACCGAATAAAAGACGCCGTTCTCGTCCTCGAATCCCAGCATCTCATGTCCGGGAGGAAGAGTCAAGCCAAAATATAAGAGGGAAGAGACCCCCGTGCCTTGCAGCTTGCGGATCTCTTCCATAGGTTAGGCGTTCTTGAACACCGGCATTGCGTACTGCACGCCGTTGAACTTCTGGATCAGCTTGCCGCCGGGGGCGTAGCCGATTCCGATGGAGGCCGACTGCATGAACGCGGTGAAGTTCGCCGTGGGGGCCACGAACAGCGCCGGGTCGATGGCGGGATTGACGGTGTGACCGCCACGTTCGCCTGCCACGCCGCAGATGAAGGGATAAGAGGTGCTTTGCTGGGTTGCCATGATTCTACTCTGCTTTCTTCGAAATCAGCGCCGACGTTTCGGGAATCTCTGACCACCGCAGCTTGCCAGTGGCTTCATCCCGAACTATCGAGTAGAGCGTCCCGCATTTCGGGCACCGAACTCGGATTTCGTCATCCGAGATCTGCACTAGGAACCGGCCGCACTTGATTTCCCGTCCTTTTGGGCTATGGACTTTGGGGCATCTGATTTCTAACGATTTTTTTGACATCTCCGCCGTCCTTCTTCTGTGGATATGGAGCTAGATCTCCATTATCCCGGAAAGACGGGATTAAGTCAAGGGGACAATGGTTCGACTGGGGGTACGGAATTACCTTGTTCGACATTTATGGCGCGCGGTGTGCGCACTTTGCGGGTTTTCTTCACCACCGGCTTGTAATAGCCAAAGTGGTTCAATATTTTCTCAACTATACCTATATTCTTAATGGATTTCATAGATCCTCCTGCGAACCATTATATCAGGGCCGCAGGAGAGAGTCAACTACTTTCCCATCAAAATTTCATGCACCACTTTATTCCACTTAGCATCCTCCAGGGCGTCATGCTGGCCATCCATCTGCCGCGGGAGGACCGGGGAACCGGCTAGGACGTGTTCCTGCTTGAGATCCAGGACGTATTGAGGCCATTTCTTGGGTATATTTAGCATTCCGCCGAATAATTGGCAGAAAAGCACCCAATCGTAGGCCCCGAACCATGCCCAGAAGCGGGGTTTTGGGTCAGCGCCTACGAATTTGACGATTTCCAGCACGATTTCCTTACGGGTCTTCCATAATTCCCGGGGCGGGAGCTGCGCCAGGACGTTTTCGACCAGCCAAGGCTTCGCTTTCGCGGCCTCCAGGTCGAATTCCGAGGACGTAACGCACATGCTACGGTCCATTTCATTCACTATTGCGATGGAGATCAGGTCGATCTGGCCACCTTGTTCGTTGAATTCGCAGTCAAAAAAGTAATTCATAAGCTCTCCTTACCCAGCTTGCCAGGAATAGTTGTCTTTTACGCCGGATTCACGCGCCAGCATCGCCTCCCGCTCCGTGCGGGCCTTCATTCTAGCCCTGCGGGCCTCTGCCGAGTACGGCTTCGGATCCTTTGGAGGCTCTGCAATCTTCGTGGCCTTGTTCGGAAGAACTTGACAAATGTAACGAAGATCATCTATGGTATCATCCTCTTCGTCTACCGGCTTCCCGTTCGAGTCCCATACCCAATCTTCCATCTGCGACCGGGTTTTTTTGCATCGTGGATGGATGACGATCTTGTTATCCGAGAGGCGTCGAGATACAAGTTGACGTGATCCATTCGCATCTGCTTTGTTGGCACCCACAAAATTGATTCCAGTAACCTCGTTAAGAATCTTGCGCTCCGTGATTTTGCCACCAGCCCCTCCTTTTCTGTTCGCATAAGTATCAACCACCGCTTTCTTTGGACGAATAGGTTTACTTTGAACCAAGTTCTTAATCTTTTTGCCCATCTCAGTGATTTCGACACCGACGAGGACAATTTCATCCATAACGTACAGTATATCATTATACCTATCATAAAGGCACAATAAAAAAGCAGCAGGATGGGGATCAAAACCCGGGTCATAAGCAAGGTACATATCCATTCCCCAAAGGACACTGAGCTTGAATCTTTTCTCGAAGTCGAATACATGCCTACCACCTTCTTTGTTGTCGAACTGCGGAAATACTTTTCCTTCCTTTGACAGGAAGATGTCTTCGATGTCGGAGGGATAAGTGCAGCGCATATCCACTTCGGAATCGAACTGGGTGAGCTGCTCGTCATACCATGACTTGTCCTTAGTAGGATCAGCGTTCCACGGAAGAAAGAAGTATTCGATACCCTTCACTTTTCCGTCGTAGATCTTACGCAAGAAAATCTTGAACCAAGTCCCATGCTTTTGGCCCGTTGATAGGGCGAATAATTGGCCGCGCTTGTTTTGATCTACGGCAGGCTTTACAGCGGTCCAAATGGCCGCGGCATCCTCGATTTTTTCGGCTTCGTCCAGGATGATTAGGCGGGCGGTATGGCCGGAACCCGCATCCGGGTGCGATGAGATAGCCGTAATAGTAGAGCCATAGCCGGTACTGATCTTGAACGTCTCGGGAATGATCTTTGGCCAGATGACGCATTCTTCCCCCTCGTTGTTGACGATACGCGGGAGCGCGCTCAACTTGGTCTTGACGCGCTTCTCAAGAAAATAGCGAGCGTCGTCCTCGCCGCGGGAGAACACCAGGATTTCCGCCTTCATTTCTCGCAGCATTACCAGAATGGCCCAGCATGCAAATATCTCTGACCCGCCACGCTGGCGAGCCTTGGGTATGAATCCTATCTTGCGGCCTTCTATGAATCGGCACAGCTCGCGCTGCTTCGGCCACAGCACGAAGGGAACCTGTTGGCCTACGGTTTCTTCTTCTGTGGATTCAATGGTCATCCAGTCTTCAATGAAGATTTCAAGCGGCATGTCCTTGAAAAGGAGATGAGCGGCTACAGGGAAGGGATTTCTTTTCCATTCCTCGTAGTCGCCAACCCATACCGATGGATTTTTCTTGGCAGACACTAAAAGTCCTCGGTTAGATTCGCAAAGTCGGCGTTCTTCGCCATGTAGTTAGCGATCTGCCGCAGGATGTTCTCAGCTTCCTCGCGCGGGAAGTCTTCGAGATTGGTCTTGCCGCGTTTCTGTAGCATCAGCTCGCATTCGTAATGGCCGCCGGTACGGGTCGCTCCGAAACGCAACTTGTACCGATACCATCCCTTTTGCCTCTTCTCGCCTTCTTCTTTGGCAGCCATCAGACATCCTTCCAGAAATAGAGCGCATGTTCCACGCCCCACTCTTCTTCGGGTTTGTACAGGGTGAAGCCAGCTCGGATTAGGTTGTTGGCCGACTGGAGATTGAACGGAGCGGTGTAGGTGATAAGGTGTTTCAGTCCTATGCGCTTTGCCCACGCCTCTCGCACGCGCAGCAGCCGAGCATGCAGGCCCCGGCCGCGGTATTCCTTCAGGACACCGGCCCGGCATAGGAAAGCCATGGTCGCGCCCCAGCGCTTAATACCGGCATAGCCTACCGGGATTTTCCCGTCGTAAGCGATCCACCATACGGCCCCGGCCTTTTCGTAAGGCTCGTCGCCGGGAAGCGTGGAAAGGTCAAGGAAGTCAAGTAGGGCAATTTTTTCCCCTTTCGGTTCGACGCGAACGATCTTCACTTGTAGCACTCCTTCTTGCAGAGCCGGGTATGCCAGTCGATGAACCGATGCCGCGGCAGCTCCCGCTTGAAATGGCTGTCCAGCGCCGCGTATGGAACCCAGGCGAGGCCGCCACGCTTGTCGATGAACAGGACGGTATTCTCGCACTCCCTAACGCCCATCCAGGCGTAGGCGGGGTTCTTGGGGTCCAATGAGTTACGCATAATGCTGGGCCGTGAATCGGTCGTTGTACAGGTTCCAGGCCGTCTCCAGCTTGTACTGAGCCTCGTAGCCGTAGGCGGCTGCGATCGGCCTGCGGACCCAAAGCCCGGCCGTGGTCTCAACCCATCCAACCATTCTCAAAATCCTGCGCTGCATCTTTTCCATATTTCAATGATACCGCCGCCGGGCCGCCGCGGCAAGGTTTATTTCTGTTCCTTGTTCGCGAACTCCGAACACCTCAACAAGATCTCAACCTCGCTCCGCGTACAGTCTTTTCTTTTTAGTTTAAGGGTATTGACATGGGGAAGGGAGTATGGGATAATGGTAGGTGAAGTCGTTCGGGGACTATAGCCCGGGTTTGGTGGTCAGCAAAGGAACCCATGAGATACCTTCCGAGGCTAGTAGCCGGAAGAATTCTGCCACAGGGGACATAACCACACGTATCGTCCAGAGCCCCGGGGTCATAACCGGCAAGCCGATAGGACGGGGGAGCTTTCCGCGGTTGCGGGTGCGCCAGTCAGGAACCCTTCGTGTCCTGGCTGGGGGGGTAGCCTACCCAGGCGTTGTATGGGTGCCAGACGCCTCTTGGTCTGGTCAACATCTCTCACTTCCACTTGAGCTTTTCAGGCTTGGGGGGAGGGGGGGGTATTGGCCAGACCCTACAACCTTGCCCTCTTAGCTTTAGCTCTTGGGCCCCCCAACCTCTTTCCAGCCACAGTAAGGGGGCGGCCTGATCCGGCCAGCCTATTCCGGCCGTAGCTTAAC